TGGTGGCATGGGTGCCTGACTTGGAGCACATCGCCATCAAGCGAATCACCAAGGCTGACTACACCGGACACATCGAGGCGCTGGAAAAAGACCTGCTGGAGTTCGCTAAGACCGTGCGCCTGTACGAATCGAAGCTGAAAAAAGCTCTGAACAGATAGCGGGTGGCGGTCACTCTCCCAAGCTGGGGGTGGCCACCCGGCAAACAGCCCGTTATGCCAGCCGCGCGCATCCCGCTATCCGTGCGCGCGAACTGACCAAGCGCTGACCGCCTGAAAAGGACAGCGCAAATTTCGGGAACGGCCACTTCTTTACTCACACACAGGAACGTCAAATGACCGACAACCAAATTGAACAAGAGATTCAGGCCAAAGGCTTGACCGCGCCACGCATTACGCCTGCCGACATCGAGGCAAACATTGCCAGCGAGCACTACTTTACGGCCGGCGACGCGGCATTCCCCGGTGACGCAATGAGCCAAACCGACGCGCAGCCTTATGCGGCTCTCAAGCTCCTGACCTTCTGCGTCCTCATCACAACCAACGGCACCAAGCTGGTAGGCGTGAACACTGGCCCGGTGTCGCCGTCGAACTTTGATGCCGAGCTGGGCCGCAAGTTGGCCCGACAAAATGCGATTGACCAGCTCTGGCCGATGATGGGCTACGCGCTGCGCACCAAGATCCAAGAACAGGCCGATCAAATGGAGCGCATCGCTCGCATTTGCCATGAAGTCAACCGCGCCTACTGCCAAGCACTTGGCGACACGAGCCAGCCGACCTGGGCCGATGCACCAGAATGGCAGCGCTCATCAGCACGAATGGGCGTTGACCTGCACACCATGGGCGACTTTGGGCCAGAGGCCAGCCACATAAGCTGGATGCAGCAGAAGCAGGACGAGGGCTGGGTGTATGGCCCCGTCAAGGACGCCGAGAAGAAAGAGCACCCATGCATGGTGCCCTTTGACCAGCTACCACGCGAGCAGCAGGCCAAGGACTTCATTTTCCGCGCCGTGGTGCACGCGATGAGCAAGGTGGCCTGACCATGGCATCAGTGAACAAAGTCACCCTGCTGGGCAACGTAGGCCGCGACCCTGAGCTGCGCTATCTGCCTGACGGAAAAGCAGCCACCAGCATCAGCCTGGCCACCACATCAAAGCGCAAGAACCGCGAAACGGGCGAGGTCATCGAGGACACCCAGTGGCACCGCGTGCAGTTCTTTGAACGCCTGGCCGAGATCGTGGGCGAGTACGTGCGCAAGGGCCACCCCATTTACGTGGAGGGCCGCATCAAGTACGGCAAGTACACCGACCGCGAATCGGGCCAGGAAAAAAACACCGTGGAAATTGTGGCCACCGAGCTGCAATTGCTGGGCGGCGACCGTGACCGGCAGGGCCAGCAGCAACAGCAGCCACAGCAGCCACAGCAGCGCACCGCCGCACCGGCACCACGGCCGCAGCAAGGCTATGACGCACCACGCCAGCGCCCGCCAGCGCCGCCGCCAGCGCAGAGCAGCAGCGGGTTTGATGACATGGACGACGACATACCTTTCTAAGACGCACGCCAGTAAAGCGCTGGCGGCACAAAAGGATTGAAAATGAAAAAATCTCTCGCAGTGGTTGGCCGCATCACCGAAACGGCCAGCATCCCAGGTGCTGACCTCATCATCCAGGCGGTGGTTGTGTGCGGCGAATCTGGCAAGTGGAGCGGCGTCGTGTCCAATGCCACCCAGGTGGGCGACATGGTGACCGTGTTCCTGCAAGATGCCATCCTGCCTCCCAGTGACCGCTGGGCATTCATGGAGCGGCACAATTGGCGCGTGCGCATGGCTCGGTTCAAAGGCGTTCCCAGCGAGTGCCTGATTGTCTCGGGCGCCCCCGACATGCCACCCGGCACAGACTTGACCGAGGCCCTGGGCGTCACCAAGTACGAAAAGCCAATCCCAGCAGGTATGGGCGGCGATGCCGTCGGTGCATTCCCGTCATTCCTGCCCACGACCGACGAGCCCAACTTCCAGACTGTGTACTTTGAGCAACTGATGACGCAGCCGTTTTACGTGACAGAAAAAGCCGATGGCTCAAGCTGCACAGCATGGGTTGATGAAAGCGGCTTACATGTCGCCTCTCGAAATTGGGAGTTGCGAGAGCCTACAAAGACCGGGGCACACAACGTCTACTGGACAACTGCGCGCAAGTACAAGTTAGAAGGGATGCCGTTTGGCACTGCCGTGCAATTTGAAGTCGTCGGCCCCGGCGTGCAAGGCAACCCAATGGGCCTGACAAACCTGGAAGGCCGCTTGTTTGGGGCATTCGTGCGACTCAATGGTCAGTGGACAAGGCTGTCACGCAAGCAATTCCCGGCAACCGAAATGCCACTTGCGCGCGAAATACCTGTTGAGCAACGCCTACACACCGCCGACGAACTGCGCAAACTTGCTGCCATCCAGTACCCCAACGGATGGCGCGGCGAAGGAGTCGTTGTCCGCGCGGTAGATCAAACGTGGTCATTCAAGGTAATCAATCTGGACTACAAAGATTGACCCGCTTCAACCCCATACACAGCCCGCCCAGTGCGGGTTTTTTCATACCCAAACACATGCGCAAACAAAAAACCATCTTCATCGTTGGCCCCCAGCTCAACCTCCCGGCAGCCAACGCAATTGCATTCGCGAAAGCCCGAGCAGCACTTGAGCGCCAAGGATTTGCAACATCAGGCCAGCAGCACACGGACGGAACGGCTCTGCGTGATTGCGATGGCGTGGCCGTGCTGCCGGGTATCACGCCTGCTGAGATTGCCCCAAATGTCGTGCTGCGTGAGGCGCGTGCCCACAACGTGCGAGTCAAAACCGTTTTCGAATGGCTGGAATCATGACCGGAACCCTCTCATCCCGCATCCTTGCCGCCATCAAGGCCAACCCCGGCAAGTCGTCGCTGGAAATCTCGTTGCTGCTGACGAATGTGACCCGCAAGCAAGTAGCCGAGAACGCGACCAAGCTGGCTGGCAAATACCTCGTTGAGAACCGGGCCGAAGACAACCGCTCCACGGCCTGGTACTCCACCACATCAGATGTGCCACGGGCACCGAAAGAACAGGGCGATGCGCCTGTGCTGCGCGGACCTTCATTCCGCCCCAAGGGCGACTACACCCCCAGCCCATGGCATGTGCGCGAGGGAGGCGGCGATGCGCTCACCCTGCCCAGCCGACGCGGCGACACGTTCGTGACTCACTCCGCGCCGATGGGGATTGAGGGCGTACCACCAAAGACACAGCAGACCGTCATCAAGAAGGTAAGCCCGATCAACAGCGCGACGTTTTGCAAGCGAGACCCGCGCCAGGCTATCAGCGGGATGTCGGCATGACAGCGAAAACCACTTTCGTCGGCGGCATCAACCCATTCATCGGCCAGCCAGTGGCCGCACCAGAAAAAGCCATGAACACACGCATTCGACCAAAGCCAGCCACCCCAACTGTTGATATTGGCGGGCTGTCAATTTGTGACGACCCCATCCCTGAACACAGGGTGTCGCCAGAAGGGAAGTACGACGCGCTGCTGTCCAAGCTCAAGCCCGGCCAGTGCATCAAGTGCCCCAGCTCAGACGTGAATCGACTCGCCAACGCAATCAAGAAGCACGTCGAGCGCAAGCACCCGACATGCATGGTCCGCAGTATGCAGGACTACGGCGACGGCATGGGTCGGGTGTGGATGCTGCCACGGCCTGAGCCAAAAGCAGCGAAGTAACGCCATAGCTCAGGGGCGCGAGCATAGCGAGCGTCCCACTGGAGCGGAGGGTTAGACGGTGGAAACGAGACACTGCGACGAATGCAGGCACTACAACGACGAGGACGTGCCGGGCGCGAAGGTTTGCGAGAAAGGCCATAAGCCGCGATGGTACTCGCAGCGCAACGACAACCCGCACGATCTTGACTACGGCTACAAGCGCAAATGCGCTGACTACGAAGAAAGGAAATAGACATGGGCTACATCGTGATGAGCGCACCACTGCGCAAAGAAATGCCGGAATGGTTCGCGCCGCTTGCATACGGCAAGGATGGGGACATTGCGCCAGACCAACTTTTGAGGCGCGGCGGAACGGCGACGATGTTTGCAACACAAGCAGCGGCAAACGCGGCGATCCGCGACACGATAGCGAAGGCAAAAGCCGATGGCGACAAGTGGCCGAGCAAGTACGGCATCTATCTGCTGACGGTGGAGGATGCGCCGTCTAACCCACAGTTAGGCGTATTGGAGACATGATGATGGAACACTTGAATTACAGCCGGCAACTTGCGCGGCAGTGCATGGACCTGCTGACGGTTCCGGGGATCGAGCATGATCGGCGGGCTTTGCTGTCTAGCGTGGTAGATCTGCACGGGTCTTCTACGAAGTTCATCCTGCCGGACGGTGGGCGCCTGTATGACGACAATGAATTCCGAGCGCTGGACGAGTCGGTGCCGCTGCGGCTGCCGTACCCATGCATTGCACTGGAATACCAATCTAATGGGCGCGACCGAGAAATGGACGAGCCTGTGGGCCATGTGAACGGCGTGCCTCAGTACGAGGCCGGGGACTCTGTGAGCGCGCCCAAGCGTGTTGTATACGCAAGGGAGCACGGCGACTACATCGTTGCCACGGTCGCATTTTGGACGCGACATGATGGCCTTTGGCGGGTGCTGCCAGAGTGCGCCATTCCGAATGTCGGCTATCTGGATCGTGGCATGAGCTATTCCGGTCGCCCCGCAATCAAGGCGGCGTTCCAGAATCCGCGCGTTCCTATGTCTGACTACATGGACGAACTTGGGGCGCTTCTCTGTTTCCTGAACATCTTGCATTGCTCAAATGTGCAGGCTCATCGAAGCGATCCAAAACGCGCAGGCAAGAAAATCAAATCCGCACTGCCTTTCGACACTTATCACCTCCTGACCATCGCCGCGCCAGGCAGGGCGGGCTCGGCTGGAGAAGGTGCGGAAACTGGAGGCCACCGCTCGCCACGCGAACACTTGCGGCGCGGCCACATCAGGCGGCTGGCAGACGACCGACGTATTTGGGTGAACGCCACGGTGGTCGCCGCTGCCCGTGGTACATGCGTGGTGACAAAAGACTACGCAGTGCGGTGCGCTGCATGAATACGCCTAACATCACAGTGAGCCGCGAACTGCTGCGGCAGGCAATTGAGGCGCTGAATGAAGCCGACAACGTGCTTACGTCTTCGATGTTTGCTGAAGCCGCCACCGCACTCAGAGCCGCGCTTGAACAACCAGCGGTGGAGCAGGCTGAAAAGCTTGACCCATTGACGCAATTGCAAGTTGCCTATGTGATGGGGTTGCGAGATGCAAACTCAGCACCCCAGCCAGCACCAGTGCAGGAGCAACAACCAGCACCAGCCTCGAAGCCAGTGTTGCTCCAATGCTTGGGCTGTGAGCGTGTTGGGACGCAAGAGCAACTGTCTGCATCGACCGATTGCGACTGTTGGTTACACACGCAACCAGCACCAGTGCAGGAGCCAAGCCATGATGTTGTGGCTGGTGCAATATTTGACTTTGCCGGGTTCCTGACGAGCCACAAAGTAATGATTGAAGTGGGGTCGTGCTCGAATGCATCACCGATGGTCGAGCGAATCAAAGAGTGGTCAGGCAACCGTGGACTGTCGCTTGAGAATCCTGATGTGTTCGGGTGGCAAATGCGAACAGCACAACCCCGCAAGGCTGTGAAGCTGAGTGACAGCGAAATACTTACAGCACTGGACGTTGAGTACGTGTCAAGCGCACAGAACAGAGAGTTGTTCTTATCTGACGCAAGAACGATTGAGCAGGCTGTGTGGGCGAAGTTGGGAGTGAGCGATGACTGACCAATGCGAATGCCACCGCTGCATCAAGGAACACGACCTGCACACCGTTGTCGGTAAGTGGAAGGTCCCACTTAGCAGCACACAAATGACTCTGTGCCCCGTGTGTGGCAACAAGCGTTGCCCAAAGGCAAGCGATCACAGACTTGAATGCACTGGCAGCAATAAGCAGGGGCAACCCGGCAGCATTTATAAGGACATTTGGAAATGATCGACACCAAAGCAATCAAGGCAGCGGCTGAAGCTGCAACACCACAACCGTGGATTGACCCCGGTGAAGGAAACATGCCGTTTATCTGCATGATGACACCAGCAACAGTCATCGCCCTGTGCGACGAGGTGGAGAGGCTGACAATCATTGCGTCTGAGTTGCAAGACCTGTGTGACAGGCAGGCAAAGCGGTTGGCAGAGGCTGAGAAGGATGCTGCGAGGTATCAGTGGCTGCGATCAGAGCATGAGCGGTTCGACCCGCTGTGTCATCTGGCATGGAAGCAGAACAGTGACCGCCGTGGCAGTGAGTGGGTGAACACAGCCAATCTTGACAATGACATTGACGCTGCTATGGATGCCAAGCCATGAACGGCACCGTAACGCCTAGCTAACCGGCGCAGGCGGCTTTATCGCCTGCGTCCGTGTTGAGCGACGTGTTAGCAGGCAAACGAAAGGATGATGATGGCTGAGAAAGTGACAATCGGGAATTGCGAACTGTGGCACGGAGACTGCCGCGAGATTTTGCCATCGGTCGCGGCAGGCTCGATAGTGACCAGCCCGCCTTATGGGGTTGGCAAGGAATACGAACGCGGCGGCAGGCTTGAATGGTTGGCGCTGATGTCGGGGTTCTTTGCTGCGACTGACGCGGAAATTGTGGTTTTGAACTTGGCTGATGTGCGCTGCCATGAGGACAAGCTGATAGCCCCCGTGCGGGCTGACGTTGTTGGCAGGAAGAACACAGTCACCGCGCAGGACGTAATTGACGCGGCGATAGCCGGCAGGGGGCGCAACAAGAAGGAGATTGCCGAGGCACTGGCGTGCAGCGAGCAAACAATAGACCGGAGGCTTTTCGGGAACAACGCAAGGGGCAGCAAAGCGGAGGCACAGACAAGAGTTTTTCTTTCTGGTGCGGCGGCTTCGGACTTGGCCAGCGTGGCCGGGTACTACCTGCACGATTCGCGGGTTTGGGTGAAAGACCCCTGCTGGCAAACCTGTCAATACCACTCACTGAGCGACCGTGCGGTTGACGAACACGAGCATGTGCTGTGCTTCCGCAAGGCCGGCAGCGTGCCGACTTTTGACCGCGCACGCCTACAAGTGTCAGAGTGGGGGCAATGGGGTAGCCGGTCAGTTTGGGCGATTCCTTCCGTGCGGAACAACGACGACCACCCGGCAAAGTTTCCTGACGAGTTGGCGCGGCGCATGGTTCTGCTTTGGGGTTTTGGCGTCGTGTGCGATCCGTTCCTTGGAAGCGGGACAACTGGCGCGGTTTGCGCTGAACTAGGACTGCCGTTTGTTGGGATTGAGCGAGACAGGCGGTTTTTTGATCTGGCGTGCGAGCGGATAGCAAAAGTCGGCGCTGGCGACACGGCGGTGCAGGGCGACATGCTTTTGACTGCTAACGAAGTTGATGGTGATGATCGACAAATATGCATTGGCAAAACAGTCGCTAAGAGTGACAGAAGCGATTAATGCACGCCAATCCCTGCAAGAAAGGCTGATCAACCGATCAACCCACTGGAGCAAAACCCCTCCCCGCTACCGCTCCACGGCACCGCCGCCGTCAGCACCCCTCAACGCCCGCTCGGCAGCGTCGTAACTGGCGGTGCAGCGCCCAAGCTCGGCGGCAAGTCGGGCTGCGTCGGCAGAAAACCGAGTAAGAAACTCCGCATCTCCCCTTGCCAGTCCCGCGCCGGTGCATCCCACACCAGTGGCGGTAGGGTCGGCGGCTTCACCGGGTCGGTCTGCGGCCCGCAATTCGGGGCGGTTGCGCAGGCGGTCAAGCTCAGCAGCGTGCACAGCAGCAATGCGTTGGTCTTGGGCATGTCGGCTCCTTTGCTGCATGGCAGCGTTGTCAATCAGCGCCCGCTCGGTGTTGCGGTGCTCAATGGTTTGCTCGGCAGTGCGCAGGGCGCGTGACGCGGTGTCTCGGTCCCACTGCTGTTTGACCGTGGCTGCCCCCGCCCTGCTGCCAGTTGTGTAAATGCCCCAGTACGCGGCTACCAGGGCGGCGGCAACGGCCAGGGCGGCAATGAGCTGCACGGGCACAGCGCCCGTCTGCAACCATTTTCCTGATGCCGGGTAAATGGTCATGTCAACACCCCGCGCAGGCTGCTGTCATTTACATCCGCATCGGGCAGCGGTATGTCAGCGGGGCGCTGCCCTGCTGCCAGCTCATCGGCCGACAGTTCAATGGCGGTGCGGGTGCGCATGCGGTTGTCAGCCTGGCTGGTCATTTTTCGCAGCAGGTGGCGGCGGTCTCGTTCGGTTTGTTCGCGTTTCCATTGCTCAGGCATAGCACCCCCACCACACGGCGTAAAACATCATGATCCACAGAGCTGGCATCAGGCGTCTCCCTCTTATGCCCAGCCCTCCTTGCGCTGATGCAGCCGCTGCCACACCACGTATCCACACAAAGCAACCACGGCCACCAGCAATACCGGGACAAGCCAGCCACCCAAAGACTCCACGCCATCTTTCACCCCATTCACTGTGTTGATCGTCTCGCTGACTGCTGCCAGCGTTGCCGTACCGCCAGCCGCAACGCTGGCCCTGTTGATGGTGCTGGCCGTCATCGGCGTCTCTGGCTCCACCGCTTGCGGCATTGCCAGCAACGGCCCGTCAATCAGCGGCTCGCCGGTGGCTGGCGTCAGGTACAGCGCAGCCTCAGCGGCACGGCGGCGCGTCAGGCCCTTCACGGGTTGCAGCTTGCCGTCAATCTTTGCCTTGTTCCAAAGCCCAAACGCCCGTGCAGCTGCCTGCGAGTCGCCCCGGTTGTGCGCCCGCACCACGCTAGACCCGGCAAACCCGGCCACCCCAATGTTGAAAGCCAGGCTCACGCAGGCATCCAGCTCAGGCTGCGTGGGCGGCACCTTCAGCGCAGCCAGCACACCCTGCTCATACGCCACCAGCTCGTGCTGCAACCGCGCCTTGGCCTGCGCCAACGTCATCTTGTCGCCCAGCTTCACCCCGTGGGTAAAGCCAAAGCCAATGGTGGGCACGCCCGCCGGGCACAAATAGGCATCCCCACGGAAGCCCTCAAACTCAACAATCAGGGCAATGCCCCGCTGGCTCATCTTCTTTGCCATGTTCATCAACCTCCTGAATGAAACAACGCTTTGAACAACCCCGCCAGGGCAGTCCACCCGCCCACCGCGTACACCAGCCCGCCAATCAGCAAGAACAAAAAGCCCTTGCTGACCAGGCCACTCAGCCCACTTAACACCAGCTTGCCGGTCTGCGCTGTGGCTTGCTTTTCCAGCACCGTCAGGCCAGCATCCCAGAAGCGGGCTGCCGCGTCCTCGGTAATGGCACCGGCAATGCCGTCGCGCACAGCCTGGGCAATTTTTTGCTCCAGGTACTCAATGGTTTCGTCCGTCAGCCGCACCTCGGCCACACGGTGCAGTGGCGTGGGCGGGTGCTTGCGTTGCTCAACGCCGTCCCACCCGCTGGGGTGGTGGTTGGGGTCTGTTGCGGGGTCGCTCATGCGGTCACCTGAAGTTGCTTGAATACTGTTTGCGCTGCACCTCAGCCAGGTAGGCCTGATAGCAATGGCGCGGCTGCCAAAAAAACAGCACATCAATGGCGGGCCTGAACAGTCGGCCAAACCACTTGCCATCGCGTTCGGCGCGGTAAGCGCGGCTGCTCAGGGTTTCGTCAGGCGCACCGGCCAGCAGCGCGTTCAGCAGCTGGTCAATGGCGACAAACAGGTTCAGCCAGTACGGCATCACAGCCCCGCAGCGACGACAAACAACTGGTCAAGGTTCTCTGATGTCAGGCCAAATGCGGTTGCAGCAGCTTGCAGAGTGGGGTCGTCACGCCTCCAGCGTTGAGCCTTGTCAATGAAGGCTCTCTGAGCGAACGTGCGGTCTGGGGATGTGGCCCATGCGTCGTACTGGCTGGAGAGTCCAGCAGCATCCAGCGCGAGCATCCCTTGCAGTGCAGTGACTGACACAGGAATGGGGCTGACCACAGGCGCAGTAAACTGACCGTCTGCGTAGGTGTAGCCACAGATGTCGAGCAGGCCGTCGATGGGGATCATGTCGGCAGCGACGATGGGGCCAGCTGTCTGGGTCACGGCACAGACGATGCCGTCTTTGATTTGTGCGTAATACATCAGTTGTACTCCGTCAGTTCCCAAGAGACGATGCTTCCGAGTGGCCCAGCGGCGTACTGCACCGTCGCAGTGATGGTTGTGGTGTTCGTCAGCACTAGACGCGGGATATTGGTATACGCGCCTGAATCGAGTCCGTTGCCACCCAAAAAGCGAAGCTCGGTTTTTGCGGTGTCCACGGCTGTGATCGTCGCTGTCGCGGAGGTGCCACCTGTGGAGATGGAGATCGTCCCGCGCTGAATAGCCTTGATGGTTGCACCACCACCGCCACCACCTACGAATTGTGAAAATGTGCTCATGTCTGCCCCTTCAGTTCCAAATCCAACCACGCGTGGAATCCGCGAAGGTCAGGGTTAGCGTTGCGTTTGCGTTGTCAAGCGTCATGTCTTCAGCCAGCCCCATGATGTTCTGACCATTGCGAGCAATGACGGGTGTTGTCGTGCCAGATCGGTTGACAACCCTCACCCAATCGCCAGCAGATGGAGACATTGGAAGGGTCAGCGTCAGCGTTGCGGTCAGGACATAAGTCCGGTACCGAACGGCAGTCGTGTTGATGGAGATCACAAAGACCCCTCCATCCTCCGCAACGCCAGTCACTGCGCCAGTCCTGCCGTTAACCGATGTCACGCTGCCAGAGATAGATGCGGCGCTGGCAGCGGCTTCTGCTGCCTTGGTTGTGGCAATGCCCGCCTGCGTTGTGGCGATGCCCGCTTGAGTGGTTGCAATGCCAGCCTGTGTTGTCGCCGTGCTTGCACTTGTCGATGCGCCCGACGCACTGGATGAGGCCTCTGCTGCCTTCGTTGTCGCTGTGCTGGCGGCTGCGCTTGAGGTGCCAGCACTGGCAGATGAACTTGACGCCTGTGCAGTCGCAATGCCAGCCTGAGTGGTGGCCGTGCTTGATGATGTTGACGCACTGGACGCGCTGGCAGATGCCTCTGCTGCCTTGGTTGTTGCGACTCCAGCCTGCGTCGTTGCCACCACAGCTTGTGTGGTGGCGGTCCCAGCCTGTGTTGTCGCAACGCCTGCGCTGGATGCTGCGGAAGATGCAGCCGTCACAGCAGCGGCAAGATCAGCCTCTGCAATCGTCGTGCGTGGGTTGCCGTCTGCGTCAAAACTCAGTACCTTGGTTGCCCTGCTGACAGCGTTGGGTAGCGCAGCAATGGCTGTGCCAGAAGCCTGGTGCAGCGTGTACCCAAAGTCTGTCTGAACAGAGTCAAAGCCAGCCTCGACGGACTGAAACTCGTTGATCAGGTCAGACGAGGCAACCCGTGTACCTGTCGGCGGCGCGTAATCTCGCGTGTAGTGGTCGTTCATTACCTGTCCAATCTGCGGGGGGTAAACACAGTGCTGACGCTGTGCAACGTGTGCGGCAGTTCGTTGCTCGCGCTGCTGACAATCGCCAGGCTGATGTCAGTGCCAACACCATCGACACGCACCTTGCTGATCGCATGGCGAGGCGTGTCAAAGAAGCTCTCTTCAAAATTTGTCTGGTCGTAGTACGCGCCCTGCCCTGATCGGCCAATCTCGGTGATGCCTGTCAGCCCGACAACGGGGTCACCCATGCTGTATTCGCCATACACAGACATGCGGCAGGCGCTCTCCGTCGTGCCCTCAATGTCCACCCGCCGAAAGCGCTTGCGGCCAATCGGGCTCTTTGCATGGTTGAAGGCCAGCTTCATGAACGCATCAATCGCCTGACCGTCGAAGCTGCGCCCACGGTCAGCCTCGTACACATAGCCATCGTCGGACCCAAAGAAGTTGCGGTGTTCACTGCCAATCAGCGCCTCTGCTGTGCAGAACACCGTTTTGCCGTAATTGATCGGCATGAACGCAACCATGTCGCCAATAGGTGTCACGCTGATGCTGTCGCCAGAACTGAAGAACAGGCGCATGCAGTTCTTGGACCGGCTGACAGTCGATGCCAGCACCGTCCTGTTTGCCAGCATGCTCTGAATCCGGGCAGACAGCGGCAGGCGGTCAAAGTTACCGAAGCTCTGCGACTGCGCCACAGTGGCGACACCCAATGTGTCAAACACCAGCACTCGCCCCAGGCTCTGCACACTCCAGCGCTGTGCGCCCAGATTGTGGGCAAAGTTCACGAACTTCCAGTCTGCCGAACTGGAACCGTACAGCACCATCGTGCGCTCTCGGCTGAACACCATCAGTGCCCCGCCAGCGTCATCCGATGGCAGCACATGAAAACCCGTGACCACATCACCAGCCGCCAGTTCAGCAGCGCCCAGCACAGCCGACCATGAGTACGGGTTCCCAATGGCGCTGTGCTGCAACGAACCGTCAAAACTGAAAAACAGGTGGTTGCGGTGCGCCGTGCAATGTATTGGCTTGTCTGTCACCATGCCGGTTGAAATGGGCACATACACCGCCCCGTCAAACTCAAACCCCTTGTTCACCCCGTCAGCGCCATAGATGCGCTGGGTGGTGGCGCTGCCCGTGAAGTTGTAGACCACATGGTCCAAGCGCCCGCCTGGCAGCAGGGAGATTGCCGTATCGGCCCCACTTGCCGTGCCAGTCATGCCAGCGGTGAATGCACCCGCCGTGAATGGGCCACTCGTCACATTGGTGACGATCAGCCGCCCAGCAGCCGTGCCAGCCGTCCACGAGCCAGTCTCAGTCACCACCCGCTTTACCACCGCCGTTGTCGCACCCTTTGTGATGGTCGATCCTTCTGCCGGTATCGTGCCACTGCCAGCGGTGAACGCAAGCTCACGCATCAGGTCAACAGCTACCCAACCAGATGAAGTGCTTTTGTGGATCACGCATGCCGTGGCACTTGTGTTGTCTCGCCATGCGAACACCGTCGCACCCAACACGGCGATGCCGCGCACCGGGCCCGAGCCAGGCACTGCGCCAATGTCGGCGCGGCGATCAGCAGCCGCAAGCGCATAGAACACGTTGTCATCAACCCCGGTGATGTCTGACGCATTCTTGCCCCATACACCAACGACTGTCGCACCAGCAAGAATCGTTTCACCGAACTGCCAAGTGCCAGTGACACGCCCAACCACCAACTGATAGACGCCATCGATCGTGATGCTGTTCAAGTCTTCCGTGATCAGCGATTCCCATGCTTCTGTTGCGATGGGGGATGTCCCACGCAGCGCAAGCACCTTGGCTGTCGCCCCTGATGTCTGACCAGTGATCACCGTGCCAACGGGGATGTTGGCAAATGTTGTCTCTGCACCGAACACCTGATAGGCCGCATCGCTGGGCCTGACACGTCCGTCGAATCGCTCAAAACCACCGATGCGCTCATATCCCTCAAGGGCAGAGCTTTCATAGTTCAGCGCCCCGATCACCGCACCTGGCTTGATTGAAAGCTGGGCCGACTCGGCATCCATACCACCCACCAGTGGGAAGTACTGCGTTTGTAGCGGCGGCAGCGGCGGTGCCTTGCTCATGCCAGCGGCCTTGCTGAAATAAACCGCTTGGGCAGTTGGTCTTGCAGCAAGCTCGGCATCATGCTTTGGAAGTTGCGCTCTGCACGCTGCATCACCTCACCGGCGGCATCAAATCCGCCGTACTCGATCAGCGCACGCCAAACGATCAGTTGGTGGAAGCGAGAAGGCATGGCGGGCGTATCAGAGTCCCGCGTCATGTCCTGCACATCCTTGATGTACGAAGCCCGCACCTTGTGGGCCGCGTCAGGCGCTGGCCCAACATGCATCAGACCAGACGGCGCGATGGTCCAGAACTGCACAGGTCCGGCGGTGTGTGCGCCAGCAATGAAGCGTGCGCGGAACGCATCCCAGCTCAAGTACCGAATGGGCTGCTCCAGCCCCTGCCCGTCGCTCACCCGGTAGGTGCTGGGCTTGTAGTCAGGGTTTTCGGCCATCCATGTGCCAAAGTCAGTCAACCCAAACCCCGGCACGGCCAGGTCGTGCGGCAATGTGGACACACTGGTTTCGCCCAGTGCATCGCCCCTGCGCCACAACCATGACTCATGCATCAACTGGATGTCTCGCCATGCCCAGTTCACCCATTGGAAAATGCGTGCGTCATCGCCAGTGGCGGTCACCACAGATGCGGGGCCACCACCGGACAGGCCGGACTCACGCTTGACGGCTTGGGCGAGGCTGAGCAGGTTCATTGCAGATCAGTCCCGGCGCTGCAATGGGAAGCGGGGCTGCTCCACCATGCTCACCTTGTCAGGGTTGTCAGGCTCTTCTTCATCGACTTCTCGCACCGTGTAGGCCAGGCTCTCGATGTGGTCAGCCATTTCAACGGGAACACGCACCCACTTCTCGCGCTGGATGGTGATGGCGTAGCCATTGATGCCAAAGAAAGGCGTGGTGGGCTCGTTCTTGTCGGATGACTTGAACAACTTGATTTCACAAGTCTTGCCACAGAAGCCGTGCTGTTGCATAGCCACTTCGATGTTTGTGGTGGATTCGTCCGGCTGTGTGTCAGCGGGTTTGCGAGTTGCCATGAAGAAAAGTCCTTAATGAAAGGGGCTGGCCGTGACAACCAGCCCCCGGTTAGGTCGCCTTGTTAGGCGGTCACGCCGTGTTCAATGCGGGTCATCCACGCATCGTTCAGGATGGCAGCAGTGCTGTACATCTTGAAACCCACCTTGCCGCGCTGGGCATAGGGGTCGCTGTCGGTGTGCTTGGGCGACACCACGAAAGGCGTCAGGCCAGAGCTGCCAGCGCCCAGGTCCACCGATGCGTAGGCATCAGCACCAGTCACGATGGACTGGTACACGTCCACGTTGGTGCCACCCAGCATGCCGTTCAGCGTGGCCGAACCAGCATTCGCCAGAGGCGAGTACAGGGTGCTTGACACGAAACGGATGTTCTCGAAAGAACCCAGCTCGTTGTCGCACAGAGGCGCAAACGTGCCGTAGTTCTGGACGCGCACAAAACCATTGGGGAAGTTGGTCGTGTTTTGCAGGTCCATGTCCACGTTGGGATGCACGAATGCCACGTAGCACTTGGGGATGGGCTGGGTGCCTTGGCCGGGGCTTGCCTTCAGCATCTGGCTAACAGGCTTGGCGTCCTGATTGCGCAGTTGACGAATGGCTTTGCGACAAGTGTTCGCGTTGATCGCGGTGTTCAGCGTGTTGCGGGCGGAACCGTTGCTGTACTGCACTTGCGTACCAGCCTTGATCACGTTGTAGATGATCATTTCTTGGGTTTCACCAGCGGTCTGGCCCAGGGTAGCGCTCAACTCGGTCAACACAGGGTCTTCGTGCGTGTCCAAAATCACGTCTGTGATCTGGACGTGCTGGCCGTACTGCGCCAGGGTGGCCGTCACGTCGGTCACAGTGGGGTTCACACCGGATGGGGTCACGCCTTCGGTCAGCGGGGTGGTGCTGGCCGCAATGCGGTTGTAACGACGCCACTTGCACACCTTGGTCTTGCCCTTGGGCACAGTGGTCAGGGTGGCGAATTTGGCCATGTTCAACTGGGGCTGTGCGCGCTCCAGCATCTTGTCCACTGCATAAGCAGCGGTGCGGGGGGTGATGTCACCGTATTCCATTTTGGGCTCCTAGAAAGGAAAGTTGTTCACGCGGTTGCAGACTTGCGCTCGCGCTGGCTACGGAAAAACTTCAACGAGGCTTCAAAGTCGTCTTGAGGCGGCAGCGCACCACGCGCGCCACTTGGGCGGCTGGAAATGCCTGCGGCTGATTCAAGGCGTGCTTGACTCGTTGGTTTGACCGGAACAGCGATGGGCTGCGTCTGCTGGGTTGGGTACTGGGCAATGGATGCCTTGCCAACACGCCTCAAATGCGCGTCGTAGGCATCCAGCACGGCCATTGCTTCGTCAGGGGTTTGGCCCCGGTGGAAAGCGTATTGAACGTGCTTGGGGGCGGAATTGACCCAGGCTTTGAAGTCCTGGCTCTGTACCGTCTCCACGGCGGTCGGATAGGTGGACTGGAACGACTGCATAGCGGCCTGGTAGGCGGCTGCTTGTCCCTGTGCCCTCCGCTGCTCTGCCTCAGTCCGCAGCCCCTCAAGCGGTTGAACCACTTGCGCGGCGGCCTGTGTGGCGACGTGCGCAGCCTTGGTATCCACGTTCTTCAGGGCCATGTCCACCGCAGCGACAAGACCCGACAACTCTGGAAAGTCCTTGACCTTTTCGGCCACCTCTGCCAGCAAGTCACTTGCATCAGGCGACTTCTCCGTACGGGCAGCAGGCGTGGCCGTTTTCAGTTCGGCGTTCTCACGCTCCAGCTGCTCGGCTTTGGCCCGTGCCTCGTTGTAGAGGCGGTTCAGTGCATTGACGCGGCCAACCTCGCTGCGCGCTTTTTGCAGTTCGGCTTGCACCTTCTGCAACTCGCTGGGCTCGGCTGGTGTGGCTTGCGGCTCGGTGGCCTGTGGCAATGTGGCGGTGGCTTCAGGCTTCGCGTCTGGAACAGCAACGGGTGCAGGGTCAGGCGTGTCAATGGCCGGGGCTTCACGCTCTGCGCGAATCTCGGCCAAGGCTTCTGCCATCTGGTCTTCTGCGTTAGGTGCTGGGGTGTTCTGTTCGCTCATTTCCTACGGCATGACGGTTACCCGTCAGAGGCGGTTACACCGGGCACATCGCCCGTGAAACCGACTTTCGTCGCGTAGGGTTGAAAACAGAATGCACGGCATATATGCCA